AAAGTAACCTAAACATATGTTCTTTTTTTACCCCCCCATGTTGGCACGATTCTTGCATGGCTGGCCCAACGCCACTACCCTGGCCACGGCATTTGCATAGCGCTTGACGGGTGCAAAAATAAAACGCCTGTTGATCTGGCCAAACAGACGTTTTATTATAAGGTATCTGGAATACGTATACATTAGCCATGTACTGGCCTTGCAAAATATACGTTATCTTCAAGTGTATAGTTTCCACGTTCTACCACGGCGCTCAGAGGCTCATACATCATGGGAGAAGGTACCGCATCAGATCCGGTTACATGGTACAGCATCAACTCATTATCAACCTTGTTGACAATTCCGATGTGTGTTATACCATCAAAATATTTACCGTCGGCCCTTCTGAAGATTGCAATATCTCCGCTGGTAGCCATTGCCGGATCTTTGAATACTACGTTATTACTCCAGAAGTACCAGTTCTCCGCGCCGGTGTATGTAACCTTTCTGTTGATAGTTTCGTTATACTTCCAAGGCAGCGGCCAGGAATACCCCAGCGGGTTAACTACAAGATCGTTAAAATCAAATGTAAGGCCCGCTGAATCATCCGCATAAGGGCTGGATGAATACGGGATGCCCATCATTACCAGGGCCACAAGTGTATCACATTCCATCATGGCGGCGCCGTTTGCGTTATTAATAACATTAGATCCGGAGTATGTGATAGCGTTAGCACCATAAGCAAACTCACGGCCTAAAACAGTACGTGCGCGGTAGTATGTATCCGCTATTTCTACGATCTGGAAACGATCAGAGGAAACTATATTAACGGGATCTGTTGGCGGTTCTGCATGCTTGCCCGCGATCAGTACGTTAACGCCCGATGTTTTCTCAGATCCTTCAGGACCGGCAGCGGGATCAAAGAACATTAAACGCCTTTCAAAAGTTGATTTGTTAACGATACGGGCGTTGGTAACATGTCCAAGATAACTTTCAACGTTGCCCGCTATGGCCGCATCTGTCAACGGATATGCAAGCATTCGGGATTTTAACGGGGTTATCCAGTAAAGTGGAACCGTTGCGCCGTCAGAAGTTTCGCGTATAACTGAAGTGACCGTTGATGTGTCTATAATATAGTTGGTGAAAAAATAACCGTCTCTGATCTTGAATACCAGCCAGCCCTCATTTGAGTAATAAACCTTGATATTGTTGTATTCATCATTCAACTGTTTCTTCATTTCAGCGATCAGATTGCGCAGTTCGTCAAAATCACCACCGGCCTTCTTGATCTGAGCAATAACCCAATCAAGATTTAATTCATGAAAATTTGCATAAGGAAACTCATTAAAAATTGACATGTTATGATCTCCTTTCTATTAAGCAACACCAGCACTCAAGACGATAGAGCAATCTCCGGCAATATTATAGTGGCCGGATAAATACCTAATTGCGCCGGTAGCACTCTGAGCTTGTGTCAATTCATCATTCGCATCAAGGATACTTAACCTGGCGTAACTATTAGCAGGTATTAATACTGTAAGTGTATCTTCATCACCATCTTCAAAAGACATATAACCCGTTGTGTACGGGACGCCTCCAAGTTCATGATAAAGAAATGCAACATATAACTTGTAATAGCCATCCAAGCATGATACATGTAGATTTGCAGTGTTAAAATCACTTGAACCGCCGCCACCGCCGCCATGTTCTTCTCCGTTGATCTTTACCGAATCAATTACACCGTCGGTGGATTTGATCTCAACATTATTAGTTCTATCTAAATCTACCCACTGATCGTGTACGCCATATGTTTTAATTGCCATGGTCTTAATCTCCTTCCTTTAATAAACTAAAATACAAAATCTTGTTTTGAAAGAATTCACTATATATTTAATTGTAGAAAACGTTGATACGTCTCTTTCCTCGCGTAATAAGTGTTGTGAAGATGTCACGCCGATATTACCGGTCCTGCGGGTTTCCAGGGTCTCACCTATGGTCTCGTTCTCTGCGTTCTGGCCTTCAGTATTTTCTGTTGCGCCTGTTGTTCCGGCCACGGTCTCAGACCGTTCGACGTTATTTGTTCCGCTTGTCGTTTCGTTAGTCGTCGTTGAAGTATCGCCGCCGGTAGTAGAGTTTACCTTGTCGGTTATAACAAGATCCGTGGAATTAAACCCAGGTTTGCTGGTTGTAGTTTCCGCTGTTCCGCTGGTCTCTTCTGATCCGGTCAAATTCCTGGTGCTGCCGCTGGTTCCTTCTTCTGATCCGGTGGTGGTCTGGTTGTTGGATCCGCTGCCTGTGGTCTCCCTTGAATCCGTGCCGGTCTTTTCTCTGGTAACGCTTCTTGATTCTGTTATATTTGCGTCAACATTCCATAATGGATTATACTCTAATTTTTCAGTATTATAAAGGCGCTTCCAGATCGGTAACTCGATTTTAGCCCAGTTAGTAATAGCAAGTTTCATGGTGTTAAATGATGGAAATATTACTTCAAGATCCGCGCACTCCAGCAATATCTCATTGATGATCGTTTCACGATCAAGGCCCTGTGGCACCTTAAACCCGTCAAAAACGCTGCTGTTGTAATTATACAGCCCTAAGATTGAAAGTTTCGCCATTGTTATTATCTCCTTTCAAACTCATTATATCGCTTACCTGATCAAACCGCAATGAAACATTGATGTTTAGGCCGAACATTTTGTTAACTTTCTCCACTCCGTCCTTGATCGTCTCAAGCCACAGAGCCGCTTTTGATTTTGTATCAATGTTATTGCTCTGTACTTCAGAATCAGAAACGCCGGAATTTTTAGCGATATTTACATTTGGTATACCAACATCAGTATTGAAACGGCTGTCTATCTTGGCCAGATCTTCCAGAAGATCCCCGCCGATATAGTTTTGTCTTAGGTTGTTAACGAACAGTTCCCAGGCCGGTGATCCATCATCTTTAAACAAATTTTTATCTGCAAAGGCTGCGGGCTTTCCGCTTGCGATCTGGTCATATAACTTCTTTAAGGATTCCGCACCGGTCTTGTTATCCGCGGCGAACACATAAGCAAATTTACTGTTGATCAGGTTAACGGCGATTGATTCAGAAGTAAGGGCCATCAGATCCGCATAATAACTCACTATGTCCCAGGCCCCGCACCAATCCGGTTGCATCTTGATTAATTCGCAGTTCTCGCCGATCCTGAGAAACTCGGTTTTTCTAATGAGAGGATTTGACACGACACATGTTGTCGGCCTGTAGAATACGTCATAGCCTGATAGCGTGCAATGCTGCGGAATTATCCCGAATTTATCCGTATTAAACACGGTAATATAACCGAAGATAAAAAGCGTATAAAGGAAATAATCACGGCTCCAGTATTCCGGCAGATTATCAAATTTAAATACTGAAAGTATTTTCTGTATCAGATAGCGCTGAAAATATCGTGATAAGCCTGTTTCATGCACATGGAGTTCCGATGGTTGATACATGGAGTTATAAACGTTTATATAGTCATAATTAGCGGGTACGCCGCCGGATCCAAAATTGTTCATAATATCAATTCTCCTTTCCCGCGCTGTATGGCGCGTTTAGCAAGTATCAAATGAAAGTTCCCTCCCTCAATATATGGCGGTGTATCTGTATCACCGGCATAAGGATTGTATATAAAGCCCTGGAAGTTGAAGCCTAATCGCGCGTCATTATAATCCCCGTTGGCAAGTATTTTATGTGAGGCCCTGAACCAGTACGAATTATTGAAGGCGCTCTCTGATACCGTCCATGTGCCATCGCTGTTTTGCTGTTCCAGTACGCACACATGCCCAAGCCCTGATGTAAATTGAGGATTTCCGCCGCTGTAACATGCTATAGCGCCTAATTGCGGCGTTCGGCCTCTTGTGTAACCATCCTGTGTAAATGGGTAAAAGTCCTCACCGTTACCGTGTGAAAGTGTAGGCCTGTTCTGGGTGTAAGTCCTGTTAGGGTCCGCGATCTCCCAGAAGCGGCCCCAGGCGTAACAAGTACAGTTTGGCATACCATAACCGGCAAGGTAAAAGGGATTCTGTGAATACCAGTAAGGGGAATACCTGATACCTGTAGCGGATAAACGAGGCTGAAATGCCGGCTGATCTATCAAATACGGATATATTGAATCGTTGGCCGTTAAACCGTTTGAAACTCTCAAAACGATATTTATATAGTTATAACCGCCGCTTATTGCGGGAACAGTGAAAGAACCATCAAAACGCGAGTAATAAACGGTTGTCCATGTATTATCACTTGCCTTTCGCAGTTCAATATAAAATATTACCGCATTATTACTTCCGGACCGGTCAAGATGCACTTTATATTCATGATCAAACACAAGCCATGAAGGCAGTGTTGAACCGTGATATAAATATAGTAAACTGTTAGCCGTTGCAGTTCCTGAGGCTCTGAAGTGGTGCGCGCTGGGTGAAGTCCAGGTGACACCGTTCGAAGTATATGGTAGTGTCTGAACCGCGTTAAATTCAATCCTTGCCATGTTAACACCTACTCATAATAAAAGCCGCCTTGTAACAGGTTCTGGATCTGTTCAGCCTCTGACCTGGTGCCGTCAATTTCAACGTCGCCGTCCTGAACCAGCATATAACCGGATAGCGTATTGATCACGCGTTTCTCACATAACGGCCTACCATTATGTGTTGGATCATCATTAACGGGCCTGAAAAACTGGTAATCCATACGCGGCTGAAAATTAACAATTGTGTAGTTTCCATTAGCGCCTATACTATTAGCACGCGGCGCGAATGACTTTGCAGCATCGGCGATTCCACCCGCCCATGATCCTATAGCACCGGCAATACCTGCCGCGCCGCCTGTTATTGCACCGGTAATGGCTCCCGCTGCGCCGCCTATAAACGATGTTGCGGCGCTGATATAATCGCGTGTTACCTGTGAGATCTGAACGGGTACCGCTAATTTAGTATTTAACTGATTTATAACAATACCGTTAACAAAAACCCTTAATTGTGCTTCACCGGTAAATATATCATAGTCAAGATCAAGATCTAAACTGGAAGCCGACACGGTTGCCGTTGTATCAATCTCAATATTACCAAACGGCGGGAAGTTTAACGTAATATTTGTATATGGTTTACAATTAACATAATTTCCGCGTGATTGTGTATCAGGGTGTTTAGTTAAAGTAAAACTGTATGTTTTATGTAATGTTTTACCGTAAAGCATACCGCAATTTATATTTGGCAAGGTCCAGTTATAGATCTGTAACTGTGTAGCTGCTGTATAAGTTAGATCGGTCATGTCAAAAGGACACCATAAAACCGATTTTATATACTGTACCGGATCCACTAAAGATAATTGCAAAGCCTGAGAAGCGTCATTCCAGCTAAATCCGTTTTGCTCTAATACGACATCATCCATTAACGCATTAACAAAACGGGCCATATTAGCGGAGTCCATAACGTAGTATGCTATTGATCCGTACGCACCAAGTTTTGATACAAGGCCCAGAATATAACAACCGGTAGTGTATGGAACATTTAATAAATCAGTATGAAAATCACAATTTGTTTTGGTTGGATATAATGTATCTATTATATCACCGTTGTAAGCACCGGCCGCTCGGAGTATATAAAGGTTGCTGGATCCGATAACAGTTTTATACGTTGCGAGTACATCACATTCAAGGTTTGCGGTCCAGAATCCTTCGTCATAAAACCACTCCCTAACATAATAATATCTATTGAAATGCTGGATATAACAATAGTTATAATCTACGGGATCCGGAGTATTTAAACGTATTGACGGCGTAATAATTCCGGATCCGTCTTTTAAGATACAGTTGAATTCCAGACCGGTTCCGCTGGGTCTTTTAGTGCTATTAAATTTTTTATCGAAGTTCCAGAATTTAACAGAAAAACTCATAATCTTAAATTCCTTTCATATTTATATATGATAAAAGGCAAGGCCGGCAAGCCCTGCCCTTTATCGTGATATATTCCAAAAGAGGCATATAGGAACCATATTAATCAAGTAAAAGCACTACGCCCTTCTCAGAAAAATCTACCCACCATTTGTTGGTCCAGGCGTGGTTGGTATTCCAGTACCCACCTTTTACGTTGAACGGGGTGGTAGCGCTCCAGTTATGAACGGTGGTGTATCCCATCGCTTCTTCATCAAAGATAACGCCGGCGATCTTGTCAACAACTGCGGGATCCTCCTGGGTTACAAGCTGGCCTGTTGGTGCAAGATATGTTGCCTGAACATTGATCTTCATCGGGTCGTTGATGCTCTGCCAGTAATTAACGGCTTCGACGTCAGAGTATTCCAGGAAATCTTCATGGTAAGCATCTGCAAGCACTCTGGCGTTCATCTGGTTAAGCAGAGGGGCATATAAATAAACTTTCTGCATGCTAAGCGGTGTATGGCGTGTTACGGGCTTTCCTGTTACCTGGATCTGAAAAAGGTTGCTTCTTTCGGTCATAAGTGAAGTGATGGTTGCAACCCTTGCATACATCCATTTGATAAAGTCCTTGAAGTTAGCGGGAGCATATACGGTTGTCGCTGTAAGGTTTAAACCGGTTTCCGTGTTATACTCGGTTAACAGATGGATAACGCCGTTGTTGGCTGCTACCTTGCCGCCTATGAAGTTGGCAATAATAGCGCGGCAGATGATCTCGAACTTCTGTTCGATCATGTCCGCTACGTTCTGAGTTACCATTGTCATAAAGCGACCAAACTCATCTGGTGAGGTAAAGGCGTTGTCCAGTTGGTCTTTGAAAATCGTATACCCCTTATCAAAGACGTTCTGGCCATAGAAGTTTAACTGAAGCACTACAGGTTTGTTTACTTTGAACATGTCAACGGCCTGGCCGTCTACAAGATCAAAACGCACGGCGTCCTCAAAATCCTTGTCAACAATGGCAAGTTTTCTGGTGATGCTGCCCCACTTCTGGGAATCTACACCAAGCCCTTCAAATTTTCTGCGGTATGGCCTATTACTGAAAATGGTCCTACCGATCATCTGGGTGATGGCTCCAAGTAATGGATCATAACCCATTTGGAGTAAGGTTGTACCTACTGACACAAATTCAGAGGTATTAGCCGGCGCAATGGCTGTCTGGCCTGTTACCTGTTCGCGAAGATCATTTAACAGGCTGGCAGCCTGTTCAAATTTCATCTGGTTAACACTCATTTTGTTTTCTCTCCTTTCCTAAGAGGCGGCGCGATGATCGACGCGAGTATATCTTCCGCACTCTCTTTCTGTTCTGTTCTGTTATTACTGTTAATAATATTCTGTTTCTGAAGATCTGATATGAAACCGCTTAATGTCTTATTGAGATCTTCTAAAAATTTAGCGTTGCTGTCGGGGGCCTGGTTCGGCTCCTGTTTAGGTTCCTGTTTTGGTTCTTCTTTCGGTTCCTGTTTTGGCTCCTGTTTTGGTTCTTCTTTAGGCTCCTGTTTAGGTTCCTGTTTAGGATCCACGCCGGCCATCTTCTCAATATCGGCTTTTGTATAACCCATCTTTCCAAGGTCCAGTATTTCCTGAATAGTCATCGTTTTGTTCCTCTCTTTCTTCAAATATCAAACGGCATGTTGATTTGCTTGCCGGATCTGCTGTCCCAATGGTAGAAACGTTTGCTGTAATTCTGAATTCCAAAATGCCAGAAACCTTTATACAAGCCAGCTTCTCCCTGGATCTCTCCGAACAGATCCGTACAATTAATAATATTAATTATATCTTTCCACTTTTTAGCGTACTCAATAAACTTGTTTTGATCCGCCATGTTTTCGCCTTTAAAATAAAAGTCCATGGCGCAGCCCCTAAGATGGTTGCTGTTCTTTATCCCGCCGCACCGGTCATTAAACGCCTTGGTCCTGAACCAGCAATTAACGTACATGGGTTTTCCGATCTGATAACGGAACAACTGCAAAGCCGTTAAAAATATAAATGTCTCCGGATAAAATTTTATACGCCCATCGGTCTTGCGGTTTGCGCGCGCGTATTCCTGGCGGGTAAAATTCTTTGAAAGATTTTTTCCTACTAAATAAATATATCCCATTTTATTTACCTGCTATCAGTTTGATCAGTTCCTTAACTTCATGAATGATCGTGGTATTTTCTGCTACGGTCTGCCGGAGCGCCTCTACTTCCTTGTTATGCTGCTCATCCTTCTTATAGATATACCAGAACAGAGCCGCACATACTACGATCGGAAATCCTACTGTAGTAATAGCGTTCATGATTACGTCATAGTCCATAATAATACCATCCTTTCATTTTTTGGAGCGTGTGAGGGAAGCCGGATTTTCATCCTGGCGGGATGCCGCGCGCCCTTCCGGGGCTGCCATAGCGCGCCGGCTTCCTCTCACTATAAAATATACAACTCAAACAATTGTTTTGTCAACATATTTTGAAATTCTACATTATTATATATGTAGGCATTATACAGGGCCAGACCGTATTTTTTAATGAATCGCTTAAGATCCACGTTATCGGTATTGTAGCGGATCTGTGAGCCGTTCTCCTGTTCCGTGATATAATATTTTTTATTTGATTTATGTTTGTATATCGTAATACCGCCGATAGATACAACCGGTTTATATTCCTTTAACGGCCTGGTGGTTATGTCGTCGGTCGAATCATAAGCAAACTCATTATTAAGAGCCATACGGCCAAATGATTGATTTTTAGTTGCCTGGTATAAAACGGTTTTACTCTTATACTCTGATATTTTGGACGCGTTCGGCATGATCAGCGCGACGCCCGTATTATTAATATACTGTTCCCTGCCTTCCCGCTGCATTTTGGCGGCCTGGTTGACGATACCCATCTCCATAAATAGCGGATTACCGATATTAAACGAGTTAGCCAGTAAAAGGCATTGAACCGGCTCGGATCCTTTTAGTTCCCTGTTTCGGTTGATTGTCTCATAAGCGTTTAAAAAGGCCGTGCCTTCCATTTTCATTAACTTTTCGTGGGGCTCTGCTATAAACTCATCATATATCAATAACTCAACATCAGACGAATCAAAACCACGCATGTTTGAAATGGTAGATAGCGCGCATGTGTAACCTATAATATCATCATTTAAATATATGGCGCTGCTGTACTTTGAAACGGATTTAACGTATATATCAAGATCCAGATCTACGGCCAGCGATTTAAACGGCGAGAATTCAGGTTTATTAATAAGATCTGTCTGTGTCTGGGTCCTTCTCATTAACATTATTTTCTTTTTATTCTCTATCGCATATTTTAAAGCGCCATACGTTTTACCGATTCCGCGCCCGCCTACTATGAAAGTAAACGGCCTCTTATATGCAAGTATAGCGGCTATGTCCAAATAGCCGCTTTCAAGGTAAATATTATTCATTTTTTAAAACCTCCAGCGCAAACGCTATAAGTCCGGCAAACGCCGCCCATACGGGAAAACCCGTATTTAAAAATAAATATTCAAGCATGTTTTAAGATCCTTTCCATATAATAATCTTTATCAATTCCCGCAAGATCGAACAATGTCGTGGCATACGGGGTTTTTATCCATTTGATCAGGTATTTAGGATTACAATACTTATCAGGGTAATTAGTGGTGTACTTGCCCGTTATGCCGTGATGATAGTCAATTTCAACTTGTTTCAGAACGGCAGCCGCCAGCGTTTTTATTGCTTCATTGTTCATTTTAATATAATCTCCTCTAAGGTTTTATTAGATCCTAATTTATCAACGGTTTTCTGTAATTCGATAATTTTGTCATCATTTAATTGTCTGTTATAGCGTTCCAGTTCCCTACAATATCCTAATAACTCAATCGTGGCACCTAATATACCATTTATAATATAAGATAACTTTTGATCCATAATATCACACTCCTTATAAAAATAGGCCGGCACTATGGCCGGCACTCTTAAAGTTTAAACAATGCCACAGGTGATGTACTCGCGGCCGCCTTTGCTGGTTCCCTGGATAACTTCGATCTCTCCCAGATCTGCACCGAAGAAATCAACAGCCTTTTCAAAGTTTTCTATGAAGGTCTTTGAAACGGTCGCGAAGATCTCACCGGCTGCCTCTATTACAAGAACCTTTCTGACTTCTCCCGTCTTAATGTCTGAATCTTCGTAAATGATCCAGTTATCAGGTGTCAGAACGGATCCGGCGGCAGCGCTCATCTTCTGGGCGCTCTGCGCGTTCATTAACTTGTACTGTGTCCTCTTGTCCATTGCCTCTGGATAATAATTAATTACGTTAGCCATTTCTTTTGTCTCCTTTTCTATTAAAGATCTAATAATATATTGTCGGGGTCTGAAGTGACCCAGATCAAACAATGGTAGCCGGTCAAACCGTTTGATACCTGGTAATCAAATACCAGCGTTTCAAGTAATTTGACTTCATTCTTAAAATCTGCGGGCTTGCCCGTGATCGTCTTGCTGCGTTCAGGCCATAGCACCTTTACGGTCAAATTAGCCGTGATGTGCTTGTTCAGGAATTCTCTTAAACTCATTACTCCCATAACCCCCTTAAATATTTGCCTGTTGCGTTATCCTTAATATCAACGCGATAAGGCGTAAATGCCGCAATACCAAAGGCCTCTGCCTCTGCTTCTTCTCTTTTGTCATAAGATTCACACTCAATAACATGGCCGTTGCTGCCGATCACTCTCAACAAATATCTCTTCATTTTTTTCACGCTCCTTTTGTTCAGTTCTACCCCTCAATAGATAGTATACCAGTATACTAATTGAAAGTCAACACCTAAATTACATTATTAATGAAAATCGTTTGCACGTTTCCAAATGTCAACATAATCAAGTAAACGCCTGTATTCACCCGTAACACCTAACGTGTACATGGAATCAGTAATATAAATATTAGCGCTGATCTCTAACCGGTGGCCTTCTCTTTCAATGTATTTTATGTCAGGATCATCGTTATACCTGGAATCTGTACCGCCTGCCTTGTTAAATACCAGCCCTTCCTTAAAGGCTTCCAGGCCGCCGGCCTCAGCCAGTTCAGCAGCGCCCTTCTTCTTTGAAACTCCCGCAACGGTAATACCTATATGGCCGTTTTCCTCAAAGGCGTATTTTTTAGCGCCCAGCGTTATAAAACGGTCATAGTGCGCATCATGTTCCAGAACACCTAAATAATGAATGTTCCCGTTCCGGTCTGCTGCCGCTGCTCCGTTCTTTTCGCTGCGGGCCTTCCTGATCCGGTTGAATTGCTCCCAGTTCGCGGATCCAACATATTTAACCGAGTCTGTATCGCAGTAAACGAATTGCCACGGCTCAATGTTTTTCATTGCTTCTTCAAGTTCCGCCCTTGCGTGGGCCGTGGTCCATACTCCCCACGCGTAATTTAAAAACGCCTTGCGGTTTGCCTTTGATAGTAATTCCGATTCATCGTCTGTACGCTGGATGAATTCGCCGTTGATATAATCTATTTCCTGGCGAACAGGTGAAGTTACTGACATTCCATAAATCGCATTGAGTTTATTTTTTTGCTTCATGTAGTATAATTCCTGACCTTCAACGCCCTTAAGATCTGTCTTTGCTCTGAAGTAGTCCAGAATAACGTTTTTAAGCGCTTTCGGTAACTTTCCATACCTGGCGTGGTAAAAGTCCAGAAACTCGATGTACTCAAATTTATATTCATCCAGTATTATTTTGAAATCAATATCAGTTAATGTTATTTCCAGATAGTCCGCAGATAAAACACGGCCGTTGTCGTTCTCTATCCCGCGCGCATTCCTGGTCTTGGCTTTTGGTATGTATGGGCAGCCCCATAAAGGATCATTTAATTTAATGCCCCATAACGCTACACGCATCAGACACGCCCTTTTGTGTCGGTATATCTTGAATAAACACCGGTCAAGGTCCATGCCATCCTCATGGATCCAGGGCGAGACAGGGAATAACATATTGATTTGTACGTTCGGATAACTCGAAGCATAATCATAGGAATCTACATTTTCCACAATCGTTCCGGAATAATAACGATTTGCATGGGTATTGCCGCCTCTGAAGGCCTCACGAAGAAGGGTGTAAACCTTATAATCCGGTAGCTGTGCCTTGAATTCCCTGTATTTGCTGCCGCGGTGCATGGCCCTTTTAGCGTCACGCCGAACGTAACCGGTAGAAGTTAACGGCAGCGTATAAAAGTTATCGTGTTCCAGATCCATCTGTATACGCATGGCCTCTACCAAACCTCTAACGTCATTAAAAGTGTATTCCAACTCCCGCGGCGTTAACTCGGTCCATGGGTAACGAATCTTTTTATAGTCGAATTCCTCACCGGATAACTTGCCATGTTCTACGCCCATTTTGCTGGTGAATTCTGCAAGGCTCATGTTGGTTTGTAAATATGAACACCTAAACTCAAAGTGATCGTACATGTCACATTTAAGGACCTTACGCGAATCCATTGCAAACACTTCAGATGATTCAAATTCATATATTCCCGATAGAAATTGAAATTCATAACTTAGATTATGTACAAATATCACTAAATATTCGTTCGGGTCAATCATGCTTTCAATCGTTCCCAGAAACTCCAGAAACTCCGGCCAGGTTCGGCCGTATATAGTCGATTGATTAATTTGAAATTGCCAAATATACATATATGCTTGTTCTATACTCGGATCGTTCGTTGTTTCAATGTCAAACGCGCATATAAGATCTATATAGGTCCGGCGGTTCCTGGTTCCCTGGTTGCCTCTTCCGCGCTTCTGGATCTGGTACCCGATCAAGTCGTGGTAGTCATATTCAGAATATTTATATATCATGATAAGCCTCTTTATTTTAAACGGTTGATCTTTCTGCGTAATTCCTTGTAGCTGGTCCCGCGTTCGCTTCTGGGGATCCTGAGCCGATTCATTTTGTAGGCGTTTTTTGCAAAAAATTCATAGTTATTCATGATCGTTTCACGGTCCACGCCTAAACGCTGCATTTGGCCGAATACTTCCAGCGCGTCAGATGAATCAAATATTTTTTCGTTGTATTGCCCGCGCAGTTCTTCCATAAAATCAGTAAACTGATAGAAATTACCTTCGTCTACATAATCAATACCGCGGTCCTTTAATGATTCAATAACGGCGTTCATCTGATCCCGTTCACCTTTAACCGTATGCCTGGGATCTCGCAGATATACGCTAACATCCATCAACGCAGCCTGGACCCATTCCGCAGACATTCCACGAGACGAAGCGAAGCGATTAGAGCCCCAGCGGCCAAGGTTGTGTTTTTCCATGTTTGCAAGTCGGCGGTTAGCGTTCCGGCGTAGTCTGCTGTACTCCTGCCGCATTTCGCGTTCGGTCATTCCTTTAAGGTCGTTCGGTCTGTATGTTTTCATTGTCTCCACCACCTAACAATTTAATCAGGTTCCTGATAGTTATTACAAAGATCTTTTTAAATGTTCCCTTGTGATCTTCTATAAACCGGATCACATCGGCGTCTTTTTCACGATCCAACTGGACCGTGTATTTTTTGTATTTGCGCTTGTAGTAATCATAATTCATATTTCTAATCCTCCTCAAATATATATTATAGTATACAGGTACACCCGTTGCAAGATGCAAATATTTTTGCGCCTCACAAGCGCTATGCAAATGCCGTGGCCAGGGTAGTGGCGTTGGGCCAGCCATGCAAGAATCGTGCCAACATGGGGGGGTAAAAAAAGAACATATGTTTAGGTTACTTT